TTATTCCTCCGTTGTTATTACTACTGCAACATTACCTGAAGCCTGCTCGCACATAGCCTCTGTCACGGTTCCGCTGTATGATGCAACCTTAGCCGTGTCCGGATTAAGGATATTGCCTGCTGAATCCGTGAATACAAAGAAAAACTTCATGTCCTTGAATTTTGTTGTGCTGCCACGCTTCACCAAAATCGGTGTATAGGTAACAGAACCACCGGAACCCTGCTCGATAGTTTCACTTTCAGGGTTGGGGTTCGGTAAGATATCGAACGGATCACTAGCATCTATTACCGTCTGTACGTCCATGCCGATAAGGAAACCATCCTGGAACACTTCTACCTTGAACTGTCCGGTAGTATCAACCATATCATTTGTAACGGTTAGAGTCTGCTTTGTTTGCCCTGATAATACCGACCACGTGCCAGACTTGAGTGTATACCATTTATACGTCTGACCTGCGTTTAACTGGTCGCTCCCAATCCACGCTACTGCCTTAAGGACACACGAATCTCCCTTATCGGTAAGAGTAAAGAACTTATTGTCACCTGCCATAATGGTAACACGCTTGCTGTCCCCTACTCCGACCGTTATCGGTATGTTATACACAGCCTGCACCTTGTCGGAGGTATTACCTACAGCAATCGTGGCTTCGGCCTTGATATTACATGCCGCACCTCCGGATGCTTTTACAAGGTTTTTCTTGATTTTCAAAGCAAAGTAATTCTGTACTCCAGCCTGATAAGGAACACTCTGGAAATGACCTGTTTCCCCGTTAAAACTATTCGTTGAAACCTTGTCACTGCCGAATATTAGTTCAGTGTCATTGAAGTACCATTTCACCGAGTTAGGAACAACCAATCCGGCTGCGACCAATGAACTTGTAATAATATAACTTAGCATAGGCGTTAATGTAGAAAAATCCGGAGATATATTAGTCGGGCTACCTGCTGTACCCTGATATTCCTGATACAAGTCACCCATATTGGATTGCAGGAAAGGCATGTATACACTACCCTTTCTAAGGAACACAACCTGCCGTACTGAACTAGCCTCACTCATTGCTGCCTCCTTCCCCGTTAAGAGCTGTAGGTGTATCTGGGTACTCAGGCAAAATTGTCGGTTCGTCATCCCGATATTCATCCGGAGTAGTTACTTCTACTGGATTATCTGTACCGTCTGTTTCCTGACGGGCTAATACCGGTGTTAGGGTTGCACCTCCCACACGAGCTGCTCGATCAAATATCGTATCACCTTTGATGCAATTTAAATCAGACTGCCACAACAGCACATTCCCGTCTGCCGTCATGTTACGGATAGATGTAAGCCCCATCTTATCTGCTACCTGTTTTGTTACTTTCACATAGTATGCCATAATCGTATGTATTAGTTATTAATTCTGTCAAAAAGTACATTGCCGTCCGTGTCCTGCAATACAGAACCGTCCGTGTCATCAATAAGTATAGCCTGCGGACCACGATCTTCTACCTCAACTTGCAGCATCATCCCTGGAATGAACGTAATCGTTGGTTTGATGCCCTCAGCCTGCTTGGAATAACTCTGAGAATAGGGAGATTTCACATTCCAGACAAATCTTAGCCATTCTTCCGGATTCGGGACAACACCCATTCCGTCAGTGACGAACGCTTCCAACATAATTTTCTCCGTTCCGCCGGCAACCTGCGTGGGTGCTCCTTTCCAGTCGACTTCCACTTCCGGTATGCGTCGCCGGATAGTAGTTGTTGCCGTGGGGGCATCGTCAGGGGGAGCAGAAGGTAAGCTGCCATCTGTCGAATATCCCAGCTTGCAGACATAAGTCTGCTCTTCCCCAATATAATCCTGATTTATCGTAAGAGTATTATGGTCTATTGCTTCAATTTCCCAGTCATTGTCACCATTCCCATCCGTAATAGGTTCCAGACTGCCTTCGTTCATGCGGAACCAGAAAAACTTACACTTTTGCGTATCGGATGCAATATCAGATTCACCGGCAAACACGGATGCGGTTATCTTACGTGTCAACGGATTGCGTAACGGATTCCATGCCACGGTTGCAGGACTGTCGAGCTTCAGGACTGGTGCCGGGAGTGTTGCGTCCGATACGGCAATTACCGTACTCATGCGGAATACATAGACCTGATTGGTACGGGAATCGACATATTCTGCGTAAAACTCAAATGCCAGCGATGAAGCAGCTGGAGGATTACGCTTTACCTTTATCTGTCCTTTGTTATCGCCTTCTGTGGCTATCTCGTAGTCGATATTTTCAGAACTAATCAATGTACGCTGGGTTCCGACTATCTGATACCACTTCATGTTAGTAAGAGATGCGTTCACTGAACCACTCTTAATATACGAATTAGGATCGGTAGCGTTACATCGCGGGAACAGTACCAGAGGTGTAAGATAATAATCAGGTGTATATTCTTTAGTGTCCGCACTGTATACCTGCCGTGCCGGAACACTACCAACAACCTCTATACTTCCGCTAATCTGGAGAGGTGTGTAGTTGACATCCAATCTCTTTGTTTTACTTTTTATTCCCATATTAGAATGTTATTGTTTGTTCTGCTAATTCTGTCTGCTGACCATCACGAAGTAGAGCAGTCGCCTTAAAAGAGCACACTCCCTTACGAGTAAAATCAATGCCCAAATCATCGGATGTCAGTGTAAGAGTCTTGCCGGCATCAGCTCTCTTGATTGCCCACGCATTATCTTCACTCACGTTGCCCGTATCTCGTGTCCAGCTTACATCCGTATCAAGGATACTGTCTGTCACATCACGGTTGTATAATTCTCCGGTTACAGTTAAAGTCGTAAATACAACTCCTTCCTGAAGCTGAGTTGCATCGAAAGCCCAACCGTTTTCGCTTTCAATGTCAATAGAAAATGCCGGATTTCCTTCAATCATCGCCCAGCCTGTACTTGCATAGCGAGGTTCGTCAGTGGTCCCGGTAACAAGGCACTTCCAGCGACATCCGTAATGCCATACCGTATCAACCGTTTCTTTGCCAGCAGTATAAGGATTTTCACTTTGAGCGACCTCCAAGGACCAAAAACCACGGTCGTTAAGCTGCACGACAACTACACCCTGATAGTTAATTCGCATCAAGTCCTGAATGGCTATACCACGGCAATATACATAGCTATGCCGGTAATTGATAGGGAGGTTATCGAACAGTTCCAACCTCTTCAGCTTCCCGACAATGATGCTATAGTTAGATTCCTCGAGTATAGGTTTCGTGACACCATCAAGCATACAGATACAGCCTTCATAGCTGGATATATACCAGAATCCCTGACGTCCTTCATCAACTGCATTTCCTCGACGGGTAATTACCATGCCGGAAGCAGGAGGATAGTTTTTTCCTCCAGGAACCTCTTCATCTGGATAAAGAACCACATTAATCTTATTCTCTGCCTGCATGACACTAAGGACACGGAACCAGCTATCATAATATTCTCCTGCTGTGTTCAGGTTATTCACTGAGCCATAACTTACGTCCTGCTCTTTGAATGCTGTGATATCATTGTCCCAGCGGCGACGAAGATACAGATCATACGTGCCGTCTTCGAGAAGTTCAATCCGTTCGATAGTACCAGCCTCAGAATAAGTAACGTTTCCTTCTTGAGCAAACCAACGATTGTAGATAAGTTCCTTCACAACCATAGAGCTGCGCACTTCAAGTCTTTCGAATTGTCCACGCCCATCAGGATATATGCCCGCGCCTTTGCCTGTAATAAGGGAATCAATAAATTCACCAAAAGACAGTAAGAAACTTGTCCCATCAGGTCTATCTTTCCTGATAAAGTTATCCAGATCAAATCCAATTTCAGTTAAAGCTGTAATAAGCTCAAGAAAGTTAATTTTAATCTTCTCAAAATTACGCTCCCATTTCAATCGGACATCACGGCCAAAATCATTAGCACCGTTCCAGGGCACTATATTTTCAAAATCCGTATTTAACTCCGGTGTTTTATTTTGTGTCGGTGTATTATCTGTCATGTCAATTCTAATTGTTGTCCGTTAAATTCCAGCAACAATGGTTGCCAGCACATTTTTTCCTCATAGGTATCCATATCTCTGAACCGAAGCATATAATCAGAGAATCTGTTACGTTCCTTCCGATTAGAAGGGAGCAGCTGTGCATGCAGTACCGTTACCGGACCATGCGATTTATCCTTATCATAGGAATACGACATAAAGCTGAAGGAGAAAGTCTTGCCAGCCCTGGTCAGCTCATGCATCTCTTTAATTGCCTCATATATTTTCATAACGCAAAAATAGTTTCATCAGAAAGCTGAAAAAAGGACAAAAAACTGCCTACCTTCACAGGCAAGAAGTGTATGAAGAAAAAAGAAAAACTAACTAGAAAACCTTCTGTAAGAATAATATATCAAGAACACCAGTAAAGCAAACGATATTATAAGTGAATAATTAGAGAAACTGAATAGCGGTTCCTTATCAACCGATTTCATCTCATTCTCTTCGGTTATATTACTACTAGAATGATCATCAATCGTCGTCTTGTTATTAAAATTAACCGAGGAACTGTCACGCTGATAAGTCTTATTGTGCGAGATTTCGGTTTCTTTTTCAATTACCGGGATTGTATTACCTGAAGAATCAATCACAACTGTATAGTCGCGTATAATGATACGTTTATCGTCTATCCAAGATTGAGCCAATTCAGATAACGACACATGATCGTCAATTTGCATATTTAGCCGGCTTTCATCAGTTCGAGATGTAGTCTGATTTGACTTATCCAGTCGTACCGACCGGCACGACTGGAGTGTCAAACCTAACAGAACAACCAATAAAAACCCAATACACAACAAAAGAAGAACATCACTTGAATCTAATTTTTTCATTTTCCCCTTAATAAGACAGATTTAGCTCTTTCCAAATGCTCAGTACGATCTTCGAGTCCATTGAATCCGCCGTTAATTTTTTTGGTAATTTTCAGCAGCTGATCCTGATCGGCCAGTTCATTCAACTTATTACGGTTCCAGAACCATCCGGCTACAAGTGCCGCTAAGTCTGGTTGCTCGACTCGTTCCGGATGCTCCAGCAAATTATATTCCTTTTTTGTAAAATCATTAAATGCTGAATAATTAATCCTACCAGTCAGCTGTATAAGTCCACGCCCTTTAAATTTAGGTCCGTCACCAGGCATAAGGTTACCCAGATCCTTACGTCCTTCATAGGCTTTTCCGGAAGCGATTTCGCGGACATAGCGAAGAGATCCACTTTCATGTGCGATTTGTGCCAGAAAATGAGCCTGACGCATTGGCGTATCAATTTCAAAGGTCGCCATCGTATCGTTCAAGTGCGGTAAGAACTTGTCTATGTTCTCATCCGTAGCGAACGGCATAATTTTTTTAAGCGTTGTTCTGTCCATTATTAAATGTTTTTTTCAGTTTGTACCGATATGTATAATCAATGCCGAACAGGCTTCCGGCAAAAGTGCTTACCTCGCCATAAGCAATCAGCACCGAGCTGTGTATCTCGCCTACTGGAGGTGTCCATAATCCCATTATCAGCATTGCCATGCCACTAACAGTAAGGAAAGCAGCCATGGCAAGCTGTATTGTTAACTTTTTGTTTTGCATATATTATTTTGTGTTTGTGTGACAAAAGTACCCGTAATACGCTATAAAAAAAAGGACATTACCGGCTAGCGTTTTTCTCGAGCATTTCCAGCCTCTTAATACCATCACGTATTGTCCGGACACTCACTGTCATTTCCTTCGTAGCAATATTACTAAGATGCTTATTCGAGATACGCAATTCAGCAAGAATCAGCTGTATGAGTACCTTAATGTCATAAGAGGATGCTCCGGAGATACTTTCAACCTGGGTAGCGCTGTCAGTGGTATATCCACCATTGTACTTACCATTTCTCATACGCACCTGTTGTAAGATCTGAGTAGTATTAATCATACCGATAGTACCATTTTTCTGAGCGATATCAAAGACATCAAGGAACTGCTTAACATGAGGATTGGCCACACCTTCATGATTGGCTACAAATTCATTCTTATGTACCGGGATAACACCGGCTACATCTCGAGAATCTCCTTTAGCCGTGTACCCCTGAACGTAATCATCAGAATATCCGCCGGAATATAATCCCTTAGCTTCATCAGCCTGTTGTTTAGCAACAGCTATCTGGGCCGCACCTGCTATTACGGCGGCAGCTGCCGCTGCTGCACCCAAAGCAGGTCCAATAACTGGTATTCCCGCCATTGCTTTATATGCTTCCATCGCGGCAACAGCGGTACTAGATGTAACCTGCAAAACCTGTAATGCGAATTGCTTATCAGCATATTTACGCTTAACGGCTAAAACTGCTTCTTCCTTTTGCTCTTCCAGTTCAGTAGTATCTTTACCAGCTTTCTGAGCAGCTTTGATCTGAGCATCATACCGACTTTCAACCTTGGATATCTCACTGTCTTGCATAGCAGACATCAGCTGTGATACTGAGCCAGCCAACTGATTAAATGTATCTAATGCAGCTTTCCTGATCTGAGCACGTTCTTCTTCCTTTTGTTTCGTGATTTCAGTCAGGCGGTCCTGATACTCCATTTCAGAGATAATACCAGCATCGTGAAAGGCTTCCAGCAAAGCCAGTTGCCCATCCAGACTCTGTTTGTACTTGTCGATAAAATAATTATCTTCTTCCGGAGCTTCTTCTTCAATAATATTTAAAGAAGCATCTTCCTGTTTGGTCGGAGTCTGATTTGCCAGTTTATTAGCATATTGACGATTAGCTTCCACTGTCATTGCAGATAAAAGCTGCTGGTCAACCAGTGCTAAATCATTTTTTCTATTAGCTTCTGCATACAATTTCCTTTTTTTAGCCAGGAACTTAACTTCTAAAGCATACAGTTGTTCCTGGTACTTCTCTTCTTCAATCAGTCCCAGAGCATGCTGTGTGCGCAAGTCCTTTAATTGCGTTTCATATTCCTTTTTAGCCTTATCAACTTTATCGTCAGTATCACCAAGAGCCGGAGTCGTAAAAATATTTCTTTTCTCAGGTATCTTATTGATAATTTCTATCAACTGATTTTTCTGCTTCAGCAAATTATCTAATTCAGCTGCTTTTTCGGCTGTATTATTGTCTAGGACTCGCAATAAAGCTAATTTTTGTGCCTGATCAATATCTGTTCTATCTTCAATGATTTTTTTCTGTTCAGCATAATACTTGCGATAAGCAATCGTTTCAGCAGTAAGTTTGTCTTCAATAGCCTGGACTTCAGCCTGTGCATCAGCTTTCAGCTGGGTAAGCTGCCTTTGATTCAGCGAATCTAAATTTTTAGCTCTATCTTGTACAGACTGTAAGGCAGCCATATCTTCAGCATTTTTGTTCAGAGCCTCATTGAGATTTTTCTGTGACTCCGTAGCCTTATCAGTTTCATCACGGAAAAAGGCAAAGTAAGTAGCAGCTGCTGTTGCTCCAGAAATAACCAGTCCCCATGGGCTGGCTTTAGTCGCCTTGCTAAACAAGTTGGTTGCCCATGTAGCAGCCTTGGTTGCAACTTCATACGCTTTCGTTGCCAATGTTGCTGATTTAACGACAATAATGTAGGCACTAACAGCTGCTGTAGCAGTAACAATAACTCTCTTGTTTTCAATCAAAATAGAAACGACAGCACTCAATCCTTTAACAGTGAGTGATCCTGTTGTTACCATGTACTTCATGACTGGGAGCAACTGTTCTCCAAGTTCTACACGGATATCAGAAAAACTCTTTTTTGCCTTATCAAGTTCGGCCTGCACTGTAGAGTTCTGGACGGAAAATTCGTTATAAATAGAAGTACCTTCTACGAAAGCCTGGTTAGCTCCCTGCTGTTCCTTACGAACTTTGTCGACATTACCGGCTAATGCAGAGATAACACTTGCAGCTTCAGCTCCGGAAAGACTCATCTGGTCGAGTACAGGAGCCAATTTATCCATACCGCCCAAACGGTTCAGCGCCTCGAGGAAGGTAAGTACAGCCTCATTAGCATCCTTACTCATCAGCTGTGTAAATTCTTCGACTTGCAAACCAGCCAATTTCGCATATTTAGCCGGCTCCTGATAAAGTTTTAGGATCAAACCGGAAAGGGCTGTAGAAGCCATTTCTGAGCGCAACATATTCTGATCGAGTGCTGATGCGAATCCCATGATATCCGTAATCGCCAAGTTAGCCTGTTTGCCGACACCACCCATACGTGCAGTGAATTCAACCAGATAAGGTTCAGCAGCTGATGAATTTTGAGCAACTGAGTTAACAGCCGAGCCTACAGCCAACATGTTTTCTTTCAGCGACCGGTCGCCGTCGCCAAACATATCAGCTAACTTGCCGATCTGAGTGATAGCGTCCTTACCTAAATCCTCACCCAACGCAACATTGATCATATCGGCTGCTTCGACGAACTCCAGCACGCCAGCCTTGGTACTAATGCCCAATTTTCCGGCATCACCAGCCAATTCATTCAGGCGTGTACGTGCCGTACGGGTATCCATCCTTTTGAATTCCTCGTTAAGCTCTTCTACTTCCTGCTTAGCCAATCCTGTGTACTTGACGACTTGCGACTGAGCTTCTTCCATTTCAGCGTATTCATTCACACAGCTACGCATGGTGAGTGTAACGCCAGTCAGACCTGCAATGATACTGGCAGCAATCGTTCCATATCGATTAAAACCATCAGCCAGTTTAGCCAAGCTGAAGCGCGTTTCGTTAGCTGTACCTCTCAGCTCCTTGATCCGGTTATTAACTTCCTTCAGCTGCTCGGAATATTGTTTGTAAAGTTCCGTGTTCGGATTCAACTGCCTAAGTATTGCGTTCAGATCCTTCTGGCGTTTACCCAGGTCGCGCAAAGAGAGATTGGTAAGTCCAATCTCATCATAAAGATTATCATACTCCTGCTGCAATTTCTTCAGGACTTCAACCTGTTTCGCATACTCAGCCGAATTTTCTCCGAATTGCTTCTTCACATTCTTCAGCTCGCGGTTAGCCGAACGCATCTTATCCTCGAGCTCAATCATCTTCTGCCGTGCCTGATCCTGCTGGATAACAATTTCCAGCTGCACCCTATCAATTTTCAGACTCATATTTGTGTTTGTGTGTGTTAATGATTAATTATCCAGCCATCTCCCATCATCCAGCCATACACCGCCATCTCTCCACCTTCCATCGGCCAGAATCCATCTCTGTTCGACTTCGGTATCAGGTATCACGGCTGGATAGAAGATACCAGTCCATGGACCTGAACGTCCGTTCGGACCTATCGTATATTCAATTTCCTTTGCCAGAAAACGGCGGTTAAAAAATTCAAAGACTGAACTTGCCGGATATACATTTTCATCATAGCAGGTAATTTTAACCGGATTTTCCCGGTCTATCTTGTAGGAGTTGCTATAGAAATAGCTTTCCATATCAGCCAGATTAAATGTAGGTCCTCCAGCGGGCAAGTCAATCGGCCAACTCTTTGAAGGTAAGAACTTGTCTGTAAATGCTAAAGGATAAGAATTCGGCTCGAGATAACCAATCTGCACAGGATTCAATCCGGTATAAAAAGCCAGGTATATATTAGACTTACTTTCGTCATTGTCCTGAAGATTAGCTACCATATCATGAATGGAACCTAATTCAACTTCTTCACTGGGATTATCAGATGCAGAAGCTGTAGGGATATAATAATCGGAAAAATAAGATTCTTCCGGATCAACATTCTTCAGGTAAAATTGCCTCTGAACAAGTTCTGCCGGAATAAGCTCAATCTCAAATTCCGACTTAGACTCCTCACGCACCAATGCAGCAAATTCATCAACCATTTCAATGACCGTCCAAATTCCAGATCCAGAGAGATAGATAACCTTCCGGTTTACTTCCTGATAATTAAAGATAGTATCTGTAACATAATTCTCTTCGTGCAAGAAAAACTCAGAAAGATTCCCTTCAACAACTTTACTTTTAGCCTTTTCCTTAACAATGTCCGGCAAGCAACGTAACTTATAATAATCAGTTTCCGGCAACTTGTATCGAACAGTAGAGTTAATGGCATCACCTTCTTCTTCATCCTCACTCTCTACTGTGTAACTGTCTACGACATTCTGCAAGTGTACATGATGCACCTTTGCCAAATAAGATACATTGAGTAAAAATGATACTTTCCTGGTTTTAAAATCGATCAGGAATGTACCATTAAATAATTTCTCTACATTTTCGAGAAACTCCTTAGCCGTCCATCCTGGCAACATCTCGTTCCATTTATAAGTATTAATAACATGTACCAGGTACATGGATTTCCACGGTGTATCTTCTATCGCATTATACTCGAGCTCATAACCTAATGCCTTCAGCAGTTCACGCATATACGCACACAGATAAGGTTGCGGGATATAATCATAAGGCTGTATATCATCTTTGGGAGTTATATGTCCGGCAAATGGACGTCCTTCCTGAGGTTCTATGTTAAAAATCCAGATATTTTTATCCGTCTGATTAAAGCTATCATAAGTCATCATCAGATTATAGTCAACTTCCGGATAAGATTTACTCACATAATCCGTCGAAACCGAACCATTAACAACAGGATCAGTCACGGGCATATCCAATGTCGATATCAGCTCATCGGACCCGACAAAGTAATTCAATTCGGAGTTTCCGGAAACCAACTGGATGTTGACAGTTGTATCTGTCCAGCCAGTAATGATTTCCGTCCCGTTAAGATATACGCGATTATCAGCTACCAGAACAGCTTTCCGTTTCGTTTCGGGGCGTTCGGTTGTATTCAGACGGTTAAGGAATCCATATAATCTGGCATTAACAGGATCTTGAAGAGATAACTCAATGTCATAAGTATATTCACCGTTTTTAGTGAAAAAAGCGTTTTCTTGCTTTACGGATATAGAGAATCCGGAAGGCAGGACAACAGCAACACCATTAATGTACAGATTAGTCATAATTCTTAAAATTAAGTCCCATTGAAAGTCCGTTTACCCCACCAAATATCTGATATTCCCATTCAATCTTATAAGACTCTTCAGGTATTATATCAACACATTCGTCATGAGATTGCCGGATAGCATCACGCAATGTCAGCATAATATTCTGTAGGTTGCTATACAGTAATATCTCTTCGTTATCGTTAAGTTGACCAGGAGCGACTCGCTGACAAACGAAGAGGAAAACCTGCTGTGAATCGCTTGCATTATCATACTCACCTATTGCCTGAGCATCAGGATAGCTCACACATAATGATATACCTGATTTGCTCTGAATTTTTTTCACCATATGCGATTCATTCACAGCGAGTATTATATTGTCAATCTTGTGTTCCAATTCTTGATTAGTAGTGTACACCAGTTCACTGATATACTCACGGAAGCTCTTAATATCTATCATAGTATTCTATTATTATCAGGATCGGCGAAACAGAAAGAGAATTCAACGGCCTTGAGAATATTCTTCCGGAAATCACGTTCATAGCTCTGGTTGGTTATGATAATATCATACCAGGAGCCATCTATTAAAATCTGTGCCTGCTGCGCACCCAAGAAGTCACGCCACAACCTGTAATCAGACTGTCGGAATATCACTCCGGAATTGACTGTGAACTCATCAGAAGGATTCACGACAAATTTACGTTCTACTCCCCACATGAATCCAGTTTCGCTTTCATCAGCCCCCTTCAGAACCATCGAACCGACAGCACACACAATTTCCGGAACATCGAACATGTTCAGGAAACGGAAGATGAAACGTTCAGCATAGGCTGTACGGTCTACATGAAACATCAAGTCTTCTACCGTATAATGATTAAAATCTGTATCAGGAAAAAGTTTTTTAATCCGGTCGTAAGAAACATCAAGAGAGCATACCATATTTTCTCCGACATGCGTGTACAAGGTTTCAGCAGTAACCAAACCAGACATATCAGTAACCGTTACATTAACTGCTTGTCCGGAAGAGAGGAAGAAACTGGCATATTCAGGCACGCCCGGGCGAGTAACCTTCTCGCTGATGACAGATAATACTCCCGGAGATTCAGCCTTTTTTTTCGTTGTAAGCCGAGAAAACAGCACATAGGTGTCCGCATCCTTCTCTCCGTTAATCAAAAAACTAAATGTACCTGACAGGTGTTGCTGATAGGTGGTATTACCTTCAGGCCATATACCCCACAAGGCTTTTGCACAGAAACGCCCTAATTTACGTATGCGTACCTGATAGGCAGCGTCCGGAACATACTCTTCAGACAAGATTTTACTTCCGGAAAACTGTACTTCAAAAGTAATGGTAGAGTCTGTATCAATGATGTATTCGGGCATATCGGCAGCCAGCTCGACAGTGCCCGGTCTTTGCATAACATTCATGTGCGAAAGAATTTATTTGTTTTTGAATTATTCGGCAACAATTGAACTTCATCCTCTGAGGAACCGTCACGTAACAGTTTCATCCGTTCCAGCCAATCAGCAGCATCAGCCTCGAGAATAGCAGACATTCGTTGTGCATCCTCTAATGATGCCGGTTGAGAGTCTGCCATACCATTTGCCGAATTAAATCCCCTGATAACTGCATAAGGTATAAGCTGGAGGGGCAACCTGCGAAGAGCAACCGACATGGTATACAAGGCCAAAGCTTTAGAAGCTGCATACCGAACATCAGATGTTTCGGACTGAAGCAATTCCGGAAAACTGTTACCGTATGCAGGAGCTACTGTAGCAATCTGAATTTCTCTTAAAAACGGGAGTAACAGAATATACATTCGCTCTGACTGGGCAATCGGGAAGTATGAATCGAATTCACGTCCTGACCGGATCAAAAGGCTTGCTGCACTCCGACAAGCATCCGTATTCAGCCAGTCCTTATCCGCTGACTCGTTAAGCCAGCGTATTAATCTCTCAACAGCGCTGTAATACGCCTGTAAGTGCACAGCATCATCACGATCAAGCTGCCATTCCCAAGGTATTTTGTCGGTTCCGTCTGAAGCTACCTTAATCTTTCGGCCGCTATCTTCGTGGCTGACATCGCTACGTTGAAAAAAATGAAGTGTAGCCAACAGCGCAATAGGGCGCTGTACCAACTGTACAAGACGGTCATCATTTTTCCCCTCCTTATAACTTATTTCAGCCTTGTCGTAAACGGCACGACCAATCACCTGAATCAGTTCATCGGTAGCATCGATAATATCCATTTCGACTACCGAAAAATCATTTCCGACATAATAGTTACCGGTCATGTGGCGCAATTCAGCTGCGCCCTGGTTGTTAAGATTGAATATCATGTTTCTTTGTTGCTTGAATAAGGCTATCAGCCTTCTGTTTATCATCCAATAATTTTAATAGAACTCGTAGGAGCTGTGTATTATCCACTTCTTCAATGCTACCAAAGACTCCTGATTCGGCCATAGAGAATAGTATCGAGTTCATACCAAGTGACTGTTCAGGCGTGTTCCCGTTATTGGTAGCGGAAAAAACAGGCTCAAAACAGACTTCGCAACCATCAAGAATGAATGTACCATGGAATAAAAATGAACAGAACGAAGCGAACCAACAATATACCCCCCACTTCAGGTAATCCGGCATACCCGCAATATCTTTCGTCATTTTTGCTAAATCAGACGAAACAAATGGAACACGTTTTCCTCCTTTTTTTCGTCTGTACAAAATAGCACATAGTGAATACAGGTAGGCTACGTCTTGTGTCCGAGTATATTCGTTCATCATAATTACGGCATAGCGGAATTCGCCAAAAGTCAGATCCGCGCCGTGTGAAGCCGGGCCCCAAAAATCAGACCATGAAGGAATCAGGTTCACCGTTGAGTCAAAGGTCAGGGCAATAGACTTATTCTCATCGTCAACCTTCCATTGCCAATCCAAGGTTTCAGACAGATTATTAACCAACAGATAATAATCTTTTTTCTTTGACTTTAAGCCACGATGTCTTAGCACATATCTACACCATAACCTCTTGACATCTGTCAGAGATATAGCTTTTGGTGAAAGGATCAGCAGCATACGCAATTTTAGCAGGTAGGCAAATTCGGCAGACTGAACCTCTTCCCAACATTCCGGAAATTCTAAGTTTTTCTTCATATTATACCTGATTTGTGGCTCTATCAGAAGCCGTTACATTATCTTCCTTATTAATCACTTTTCGATAGATTCCCAGAAATAAGTCCTGCTTGTCCGGGAAGTTGATATGAATCGCATCGTTAATGGCTTCCAGACAAACATCTTCAGGAATCTGTGTATCGGCTCCGTAAAAGAGTTTCAGCGCATACAGCATCTGAGATCCTGAATCACCCTTTCCGTCGATTATGATGTTAGCCAGTGAAGGGTTCAGACCTAATCCACTGGTTGTACTCGAGTCGGCAATACGTGAAATCTTGGTAAGCGCATCGATGTACTTATCAATATTCATCTCAATAGGCTCAATCGTGAACTGGTGTGTCTTGCCATCGACAGGATCAACATAGTCCGTAGTCATAAAAAATTTGCCGACATTGTTCTTACCTGCCATGACATCAGCCAGCTCACGTGCCAACTGATCTTTTACCAATTCCATGTGCTGATATATCTGTTCATCTGTTGCATCGAGATGCTTAGCCTTGTACCGCTCTGACTTCTTCGTCCAATACTCATCGGGTACATGTACGACATAGGCAGCCGCAATCATATTCCTATTCAGATATTCGATAATCTCCGGTAAAGAGTTAGCATCCTGCATCCAGGGCATAGAGCCAAAAAAAGAGGATATCGCGTACATGTTTCGTCCGAACGAGCGTAAACAGTGATACTTCACTGCAATCTCCTGTTTTGTCGGCTGATGTCTGTCAAAAACCGGATATCGTATATACTTCTGGCTACCATAGAAATCAAAATCACCATTCAGGATATGTGTAACAGCATTGAGATAACGTTCATCGTTATCCGGCCAGCACAAGCGACAATCTTTCGAAGGCAAACATTCAAGGCTGTGAATCCACGGTCGTCCCACCCTGACGGATCTTGCGGAAACATACTTGACAAAAACTCCGTTCAGGTGGTTATATTCGGTAAATGATTCACGGATAAACCGACGATAGTCCCAGCTATCCAGCCACGCCTGTACTTCCGGATCTGTAGTCCATTCCTGTACACGCTCGTTGTTCTCGATACCTATACGGTACAACATAGGTCCCTGACCGTATAACAATCCGGTTTTACGGGCAAGAATACCTGGTGCAAGATTGTTTTTCTCGAGCAGGTTACGAATAGAAGAAGGAAGATTGTTATCTGCCCCCCAAGGCACTATGCGAACTCCAGCAACAGTTGTCGGGCTGCAATCCCAGTCAGCTACTGCTGATCCAAACAGGTGTGTCAGAGAGTCACGGAAAGAGTCCATACGGATAGCATAAGTGCCAACCGCTGTTTCAACGAAATTGATATTACCAATTTTCTTATTCATTTTTTATTCGATTTTCTAAAATTCCCTTTAAACGTTCAATCTCATAGTCAGACAATCCATACATGACGCGGCTTATCAGTCTGTTCAGCCCACCATACATATTGCGAGCATACCATCGATTCTTTTTATTGGTGTTCGAGCGAATCCCCCAAACCTCACGATTAGTGTCAACCTGTATCTTATTCCTCTTGTAGCCGGCCATATCAACACAACGGCCATACGAATAAAAAGACATACGTTGCCCCGGATTCTTCCCTTCCTTAAATGACGAATAATTCAATGAATCAAGAAGAGAACCGGACTCAATCAGTTTCTGTTTGGTAAGGGCATCGGACAACGCATCACATAATTCTTCACCGAATTGTGACAATTCTTCTTCAATAAAGAGAAGCTTAATATCATCTGAAGCCTGACTGTTCATAGTTATAATTTGTTTTGTGCAAAAATAGCTTCAGAAAACACCTGAGAAAAGGACATAAAAAAAGCCCCGCCGAAGCGAGGCTAAAAAAAATTTTGCAAAAAAAAATCGAATTCTAAGCCTGAACAAAGATACAACAATTTATTGAGATACAAGGTGTCTTGTTATGTATTCCTCTTCAGAGATATCACCATTATTAAGCCTTTTCCAATCAGACAGATCAAAGGTTATCGATCTACCGTCAGTAACAGTAATTGATTCAGGTGAGATACCCATCTCAGCTCGTATCTCATAAACCAAAGCGAGTACATAGTTAAGGCTTCCCTCCGTGTCAATCTGATATACAAGTTTCATTGTTCGCCTCCTTTCTCAGGAATAAATTTGGTAAGCTCACCTTTAAGGAAATAAATTGCACGTAAGTGAGCCAGCACTTCGTCTGCATCTTCATTATGCAGTTTCATCAGGAAAGCAATCACTTTATCAAGTTCTCTTACGGCACAAGCTGCTGCATCCTGTTCTATCCAGTTCTGCAACACATCGACTGCCTGATCCGGGACGATATAAGGTTTCATCGCAAACCTCCTTTCCGGCAAAGCAAAAGAGAATAAACAAACCAGCACAAGCAGGCAACAGCAGCCAGCCAGTGGATGAAAAACGAAAAGCTAAGAATACAGAAGGAAACTTGTGCCTGGAAAATAAACACAGCCTGACGGTTAGAAACTCTCTCTTCCATAATAGAAGAGAACAATACGTTTTCACGATTCAGCCATAACGAGATACGGCTTTCTTTTGCCTGGTTAACAGGCAATGCAATTAGATTTTTCATTTTTGTACGACTTTTAAAATGAAACAATATGTTGATAAAATACGGAGAGGAAACAAGAAAAGTTCCGCTCCCCGTTGTCGTACACCTGAATCAGGCAGTGGGTGCATTAACACTCCACACGGGACGGAACTATAAGATATAATAGGCTATGCCTAGGACATAAAAAATGCCCGCAGCAAAGTTATTTGGCGAGCCATCTCGCCTGATTCAAATGTACGACATTGCAAATGTATGTTTTTGTTTTGAATTAGCAAAAGAAAAAGCGGAAACTTTTTGAGTTTCCGCTTCTTATAGAGCCTTAGAGTTATGTTTTCAGTACTGCGGTACTGGCTAAAGAGTACAGAGGAAGAATAAGTTTAGGTTATCACTCGCCTTTGAGGGATTTTACTAATTCGTCTTTTGTTTCTTTATGCATTTCTGCTTCTAATACATCATAGGCTAATAACACATCTTTAATTGCTTTTATTTCTGTATTAGTAAGTTTTCGTGTGTTAGTGTATTTTCCGCTCAAACGCATTTTTACACTTTTACCATTAACCATTTTTCTTAAGAATGCAAGTAAATCATCACTCACACGAACGTCTATCCATTCCCATACTCGTGTATCATTCTCAGTCTTTTTATCTCTATATTTATCAAATGGTATATCAAATGTGTTGCCATCATACGAAAGATAAGCGGATTCAAAGAAAATCCAATCTTCTCCTTCATAAGACATCATCAACCTTAACCAAATACTACTATCATCTTGACCTATATATATTGATGTATAATTAGTATTTGTATAATGTCTAAAATATGGATTTTCATACCAAGTAATATGGTTTATGTCGTCATATTTTTTTCTTAATTTATTTACAGCTTGCAATCGCTCTTTCTTCTCAGCTTCGGCCTTCTCCTGTTGTTCTTTTTCGTACTTAGAAACCAAATCTTTCACCATAGCATATTCCTTGGATTCGGGATGATATTTTTCCAATTTATCTTTGATGGATTTAAGCTCATAAATATCTCCAGCTTTATACAACTCATCAATGTTTGAGCACAATTTTTCTGGGCTATTTCTGTAGCCTTCAAGTTCAGGCATTACCTTATTCAAAGAATCTCTGAGTTGAGTAATCTCAGATGTAAGACTTTGAATTTTACGCTCCATTTTGTTATTATTACAAGAAACCATAACGGCACTTAATGGAATAAGAACTAAGTATTTTGCTTTCATTTTCATTATTGGTTAAAATATTTTCAAGCGTCCAAAAATTTACGTATAGGCATAAGTAAATCATCCTTTATATCATCCAACTCCTCTATTCTTGTTATTGGAGTTTTCAAGATGCTACCATCATCATTAATAAGACCGATGAACATCTTATCCGGATCATTAAGATACAATTTGCAAATCGGACGACGTATATTGCTATCCAGATTCACCGCAAACAAGCCTTTCGAATCTCTAAAATCAATGCGATTGGGGTCAACCACATCACTGAGTAATGATACAATCCGATTAAAAAAGTCCAGTTCTAAAATGGTAGTTTCAACGCCAGCTTTTTCATTCTCTATTTGGTCATTACTAACAAGGTGACCTAACAAACGCAATACCTGATATTTACGCCTATTGATAAAATCCTTATCCTTAACCTTCCCTGACTCAACATATTTATCTATATATTGGAGTTCTGATTCATAGTCAGCCATATAATGGCAGCAACATATCATTAGTTCGTAACAAGTATCATCTTGAATGCCCGCTTCGAATATAGGCTTTAACATCTTATGAATACTTGCATACTTTTTCTGAGGGACCAAATCATCAACTGCAACCCTTATGATATTATAAAAATCTAATTTACTCCTAAGCCTATTTAATTTTTTACTATCCTCATCAATCCTCTTTCGCTCATTGAAAAGATATATAGCATGATTATATTCTCCATCATCATTCATGGGTAGCAATGTTATCGTATATTCATATCTACTATCCATTGTTTCAAATACAGCCCCCTTGACAGGTCCTTCCAACATTCTATCTCTCACTGCCTGAATATTATATTTAGAAATATATCCGATATGTAAACCTCTTTTAGACAACACCATTATAGCATTAGGGTCATAAGGATTGTCTGGCTCTTCTTTGAGGAAAACTGTTTCACAAGCATATAATTTCCTGATACATTTTTTAGCTTCCCACGAACGATAGAAACCGCCGACCACCGATATGATATCATTTTTTTTCCGCTCATCAGAAGCAGGAATAATTTTATCTGTTTCATTATCATATACGTTATTCTCAAAATCATAGTTATGATTAGAGGTGTAACCTTGCTTGTTATGCGATTTGTTTTTTTCATCTATAGACTTAGCTACAAGAAAAATAAAAACAATTAAAAGAATAATAAGGAAGAATTCCATGATATAAGTTTAATAGTTAATACACGGCAAAGATATAAAACTTTCGTAACGAAAATATTTATTTGTAAATAAACCTTTAGCGTATCCGGTTTTGTGATTGATAATGAAATTCATATCTTTGTGAAAACCAATACAATCACAAAATGAATGAATTTATATTAGAGAAAGAAACTGTTAACATATTATCTTTGGACATTATTAAATTTTATCATGATTCAGCCCAAAAAAGATTAAGCGACCACCGCGAACAAGAAAAAAATACGACAGAGAGAGGATACAAGTTACTATCTATCTACTTAGGAATAGTGACAGCTTTAATTATAGCAGGTATTATTGCTTCTTCTGTTATATTTTTGATTTCAACTACTCGCTGAAGATTTCAAAATCTGGAGAAGTTGTACCTGGCTCCGGACCAATAGGTTCCGGATTCGGTAAGTCTGGAATACCATCATAATCTGGAATCATAGTAATAAATGGCGAACTCCTCACCAAGATAGCCCAAAGGTGTAACCTGCACCTTAATCCGGTTGACTACGGATTTATCTTGATAAGGAGTTCATATTTTATGGTTATAACAACCATGTCTGGTTAAATGTTCGGGCATTACAAAGATAATAATTTTTGAATAAAAAAAGCGGAACTTTTGAAAAGTTCCGCCCATCAGTCAAGATATTTCGGTAAGTGTTAATCAAGCGAAATGTACTTGACTTAATTCATTTGCAAACTCATGTACAGATTTTTGTATTTTATTTATAGTAGTGCGCGACGGCTTACGATGCCCTGTCGCATAATGGCTTAACTGACTCTTATTAATTCCTGTGATTCGTGATAATCCGGCAAGAGAAAAAGCCTGTGTATAATAAGAGAGGAAAGAAGCCATATCATATTTAAACTCGAATTCGACTTCTTCAAAAGGCTTTCCATCACGTTCGTATGATGATTTAATATCCTCATACCCCTTTTTGAAATCTTCAATAGCTTCTTTAGACGTTGCGCCTGTAGCAGTAACCAGATAGTCCATATCATCCGCATCCATATAGATGCTATAGTTACCGTCAGAAGCCATTTCAATAATAGCAGATACTTTTCTCATAATTTTGTATTTTTTTATGGCAGGACTTATTTCAGTCCTGCCGCTTTCATAATTGCTTTTAATGTACCGGTTGCGACTTCCTGTTTACCATGATTACTCATTCGAAATCGTTTTCCGGTTTTCGGACTTTCCCAGACTGGGTGTCCGTTCTGTTGTTCTCCAGTGTCAAAGCACCCGGCTTTTTTAATCAGCCGTTCCAATTCGTTGTACTTCATTTCAATGTTCGCTTGATTAACACTACAAAGATACTCATTTGAATATCATCAGCAAAGAAAATAGTTATAAATGATACTCAAATTAATATCATTTAACAAGAAAAGTAAAGACCAGAGCTTCGCATATTGCGTATAACAATCGCCGATTTCAGGCGTAAACCAACAAAACCTTATTCCCCGCCGCCCGATTTGCCGACAAACATAGTGCGAAGGCAAATCGGGCGGCGGGCGGCTGCTACGCTACCCACCTCCCAAACGCTGTCACAGCCATTTACAGCCCTTACAAGCGTCCCTCGTCCTCATAACTAAAGTATTCCTTATCACCATAAACGATATGGTCCAAGAGCTTTATATTCATTGTATTTCCTGCATTTTTCAAACATTCAGTCAGGCGGTTGTCGTCATTACTGGGTCGGCAATTTCCTGACGGGTGATTGTGGCAGAGTATCATTGACGTGGCGTTACATTTCAAAGCTTCACGCAAAATAACTCTTATATCTACCTGCGTACTGGTTATGCCTCCTATAGAGATACGTTGTTTTCTTACAACACGGTTAGACTGGTTCAAGTAAATAGCCCAACACTCCTCCACTTCCAAATCTTCCATATAAGGTTTCATCAGGTTATAAATGTCCTCACTATGCCGGATAATTACCCTGCTGCTCCTACGGTCTATGATACGCTTGTAAAGTTCAATCACGGCGAGAGCCATGTCCCTGCGTGCCGGTGTCAAAAGCTGACAAACATCTTCTATTGAAACATTATCGCCACGCAATAACATTTCATTAACTCTTTTACTGGTTTCTCTGTTGTTTGTCAACTGATAAACAACTTCACTGTCTGACAAATGTCTGCACTCACCACAAATTTCGAATAAATCTTTCATAATGTTGGTTATTAAATTGTTATACAAATAAAGTTCTTGCTAAAAACATACCTCCCAAAACCGAAGCTCCCAGCGTTTCAAGATGACAAGCAAAACGAGCGTAAGAATAACCTCGAGTAATTACATCGTCAAAAACTAGAACTTTCTTTCCCTTAAAAAATTCCTTGTCGAAATTGACTACCTGTACATTATTGACATGCTTACCTGATTTGCTCTCATGAATTGCCAGCCGTTCACCTTCTACCGTGATATGGTCGTAAGCACTGACTGCACCTGATAACCTTGCAACTTCCTCTGAAAACTGCTTGTAGCGGATTTCATTTTTTTGCTGGCTACTGGCTGGGATGCATGCAAACACGATGTTACATGTTTCTTCTCCGAACTGCTCACGGATTTTCTTTGCTACCAACTGTGCAGCTGAAACGGCACATTTCCCATCCTTGAAAGCCCATACAAAGTTTCTCACCTGCCAATCTCTTGAACTGGCTTTGTACTTTGTCGGCAGATAGTCAAAGAAGTTGAACATGTACTTTCTACACTGGTTTAGCATGGATTCGGTAAAGGTTTTCATGGTCTTAAAATTTATTCTGGTGCCGAGCTCGGGAGTTGAGCCTTTTTTTCTGCTCTTCCTGCTCTGAGCTTTTTTTTATTCCGTTCGCTGTCGCTACGGTTTGTTTTCGCCTTTTACACCTGCCAGCAAAGGTGTTCCGAAGCGTATAAAGACAAGTTTTCACGAAAAGCATAGCCCTGAATACTACCTGAGCTCTGTGAGGGTGGAGATTTTTTCGGGAACATCGCCTGAACTTGGCATACGAAGCGGAACATTTACCTTTGCAGGTACAAAAGGCATAAACCGCGGCGCCAGTGATACCGATTTAAAGGCGAAGAGAGATAAAGAAGAGCAGTCAAACAATACATAGCTTTAGCTATACCACTGGTAGGGAGAGCAACGGGGTGGGTGGGCCGCTGCGTGAACGCCATCGCCAGCCAGAAAGACTAAAGAGTGTCTTTCTACCAAACTATGCCCGACAACGCTTCCGAGCCATAAAAAAGGTCCCTACCTTATAAGTTCGGGAGCGTTGTCGGGCACTCCCATGGCAAAAACGGGGCGACATCGCTAAATTTCGGGCTAAGTTTTTCACTAAAAAATCAGCCCAGCAGAACAAACGGCTTGAAAATGAAGTTTCAAACCGTATAGGAATGAAAAAACCTAGGTTTTTTGTCGTACAGATGCCCGACGCGCGCCTCCTAGCGGTTGCGATTGCAACTAATTTTCGGCTCGGGAAATGTGACGCAAGCGGAATCCCACCTCCCCAGCAACACGGCACAAAAAAAATGCACCACCGTAGTACGGCAGTGCATCCAACCATTCCTTAACGAACGGTCAATATATATTAAGGGGCATAAGATGTCACCTTAGATTGCCAGATCCGTAAGAACTCCTTACGCATTAACAGATACTTGAGCGCATCTGTCAGGTTGGTAGATTCTTTTGGCAAACGCTCACGAGGCAACTTATCACCAGTCTTTAACTTGACCACTATCTGGCTACCACCATCATCTACCAGCTTGGTCTTGCAGACCTCCATCTCAGCCTTCAGGTTAGGACAATTATACTGGTCTATTAATAGCGTGAACAGTTTACCAGCCAGATTACCACTCAACAGGTCTGACATAAAGCGATACTCCAGATTAGAGCCGATATTACCTTGTCCTACAGACATTAACTGTACCCTCCAACCTGTGCTTTTCCCTTCAGCATCATACTCTATAGCATTTTTGATCTGTGTCGCCATATCCGCTTTCACGCCCTTGTAATTATTCATAGCGCGGTCATAATACAGCTTCAGAACCTTAGTACGTCTGGGCGCAAAGTACCGGACAAACTGTACCCCCAACTCACGTACAGTATCAGGAGGCAACGTATAGAATTCCTTCAGTACGCGGTACTCACGCCCATGCTGTTGTCCTATCACAAGGGAAAGCATATTACCGGCATCCATACCCGCCTCGAGTGGCAGATTATGGTTGTGGTAGCGAAGTGCAGAACAGTCTTCCATCCAGCCCAAAGGCTTAACTTCAATTATCTTATTCAAGTAACCGTCGGCGTAAAAGTGTCGGATAGACAGATTAGGATAAAACAGTAAGTTAGCTTCTATCTTAGGAATGATTGAAAGGATATTGCAGGTTAAACCTTCTAGCCCTTCAGCCAGTTCATCAGAGAACCAGTCTAGCCCGAGGATATCGGCATTAACATAGCTGGATGAAATAAAGAAGAACGACACACGGCGGCGAGTCTTGATCCATCTTTCCTCCCACCTCTTCATATTCCTCTTAGCCAGTTCAACAGCTTTGGCTGCCTTATCTACCTTTTCCTGAAGATTGCGGTCTGTTCGTTGTTGTTCTACCAGTTCGCGGTACTCCTGCAAGTGGGCAACATAAGTCTTCTTACAGTCGTTATATACAAGTCCGGCCCGAAGCATCAGCATAATCTGTTCCTTGTTGTTCTGAGCCGACAGTTTCAGAATCCAGTCGTATTCACCCAGATGGTTCGGATTCGGCATATCGGTTGTCAGTGTTCTGGACCGATACCATACCGACTGTCCGTACTTGACATAGAACCCACGTACTGCCTTCAGCAAGTTGGTGAACTTCTCTTCGGGAAAGTACTTAACCTCGTCACCGAATACCCCCACGTAAGAACGTCCAGCACCAATAGCCAGACGATCCAGAGAGATAAACGTAAAGTTAAATCCCGTGAAGAAAACCATGGTATTACGCCAATCAGTGCATACATTATACATGCGCAATCTCCATTCTTCAGGAGGTGCTTCATTGATCACGTAATGCGTACCCAGTTCCCACCCCAGCAACTGCAATCCGTCAATTAACGATGGAATCACATTCTTGTGCAGATCGGAGTAGGTATCAGCCACCCACGCAAAGGGAGCGCCCGGACAATCCTGTGCTGCTTCCTGTACCCTTTCCGCCAATACCTGAACAGTTTTGGCAGAAGCACGACCGGCTACCCAGTACAGTGACCAGGGCATCATGATAGCCAGCATCTGGGCCGTCCAGTTTGCATAGCGTGTTTCCACGCTATCCTCGGTAATTTTCAGTTTTTTCCTGCGTGTCATCGATAATCTCTTCAAAATTAATATCTACGGCCATAGCATCCCTCTTCAGGCGAGTACGTTCTTTCTCTGGCAAATCAGGTATCTTATCAATTTGATTTGCCAGATCCTTACGGTCAATGGAAGGAACGCCAATCAAGTTTGAATCAAGTGTATAAACCTTGATATCTTTTTCCTTGATTTCCTGACGTTTCACCTTATCGGGTTTATCCAATTGTTTAACTTTCCAAGCCTGGGTAAGCAAGTTACCGTATATCTCCATATCCTTAGCACCTGAAGATGATAAAAGCACGGTCTGTGCAGCTTTCATCAGGTTGTCAAATATCATATTGCGGTGTGCAGCCGGCTCAATCGTATCATCGAGATAAAACAGATTCACAGCTTCGTAGTACATTTCCCTGGCACGAGGGCGTGAACAGTTAAATGGCTCGTGCATAAGCATAGAGATAGCACGGTCCTTCCCATACTTTCGAGTTATACCAACTACAGCGAAGAGAGCATTGTAATAATCCTGTTCTTCTTCGGATAACTGATATTTGCAACCGGATTCTATGTAGTCCTGGAGCTGCTCGTAATAAGATTTTTCAAACATCTAAATCATCAAAAAAAACCTTGGAAACATTATTTTTAAACTCGATGGAACGGCGCATCTTGTCTAACCTCTGAGCCTGTGTCACATTCTCACCAGTAGCTGCTGCATCTGCCATGGAAATACCTTCCTTAGCTGTTTGAAGAAGCTGGCCCCGATCATAATGATACTTCAGAGGAGATTTCAGCAGGCTGAAGTAAAACATAAATTCGTTAACTTCTATGTTATAATACATAGCTATCTGTTGGGGTGTGTAACCTATACCAGCTAACTTCTCATATTCATCAATAGGTATTCGGGCAAACCATTCCGGACGATTGCTATCTGTCCATTTTATTACCGATTCTGAATTCATATACTTTTTTGGATTTTAGAAAAACATACTGTTCCTCGAGGGCATTTTCGCCGTAGTTTCCGGAACCTTCCACCACATAGCATCCAGAATCCGTGTCCAGGCATGTAACCTTCTTGTGTGTCCAGCCATAGGTTAACGTAATGATACCCTCGTTATGCAGCTGCTTTAGTCTTGCAAAGATCAGCGGCATACGGAACTTGAGTGTTTCGGACACATGAAGATGTACGGAGCCAATCAAGCCTTTATCCTTATATCTTAACAAGGCATTGATTATTCGTTCATTGGTGGAATAAGTGGCTACATAGATGTGTCGAACATATCCTGCATGGCGAATCAAGTAAACGATAAAAGTGAAGGCGGTAAAACTTTTCCGGGTTTCAATGAAAAAGGCTTCATTATTATCCGGAAGGCGGCCGCACAATTCCCGAAGGTTATTGAGTTTGAAGCAAAGAATGTTTTCAAACCTCTGAGAGTACAGTCGTGACTGCCTGACCTCTGCAAACAATTCGTCCAAATTGAAATACTTATTCATCACCTAGTAACCGATTTATTTCAGCCAGTTCTGACTGGTAGGCTTGTAATCTTGCTAACCGCTCCAGCTCGAGGTGTGGTTTATCACGTTTAGCAAGCTCATCCTGTACGCGCCATATATTGTTTTTCAACCTCTTCTGGCGGATCATCAGCTGCTTGACATTCAAGGTCAACAGTTCCTTACGACGGTGGAATGCTGCGAAAATCGGATGCTTCCCAAGGATAGAACCATGCTGCTGGTAGTAATTCAGTTCCTCCCATATCATCCGGTTCTCGAGATATGAGTTAATCAGTTCACGAGATACTTTAGCACACTGTTCGGTAGAGGTACAATCACGTAATTTTTTATGCAAGTTTACATAATTGTGATATCTGGCAAATTTACGTGACGCCAGTGCCTCGAGTTCAGGCGGGCATTTCGGATCATTCAGGAAGGGAAATTCATCACGGAATGAAAGAGGTTTCCGCTCAGAAAACAGCACAACCTGTGCCGTAGCAACATAGGTATAGTCTTCATCAATGCCATACTTCTTACACAACCAGTCAATCATCAGACGGCGATTTGCCACCGGATTTGTCTTTACCAGTCGTAAAGTTAAAGAGGGTGCGCCCGCCTCAGTCAGAAGCTGCACACCCTCTTCGGCGTTCGCACCTGCACGTAACCAGGTGAGAATTGTTTGTTTCATGTTACTCAATATCCAGGAACGGAGTCAAAATATTTACATTTTCCTGAAAATGTTTCAGGTAGAGAAAACATTTATCTGAGATAAAGCGCTTAACCGTTTTGGGATCAGGCTTCTGTGAAACAACCGGAAGAATCCAGCCGTCCGTATGGTAGTCCAAGCGAATTGGATGTACTGCATACGCACACCCATAAACGGTGAGAAAGTGATACTTACCAGAAAGGATATCCGGACAATTTTCAAGAATGTCTGTCAGCTTTTCTTTCTCCAATAAAACCGGGCAATGCGTATTGTAATCATACGCTGCAAGCTGTAGTTTATCACGTAGCAAAGCAGCAGTATTTTTCATCATAACCGCTTCATCACCGGTGTAACGATTGGGATTGAGAATACCAAAATGTTTAAACAACCCGATATGACACAAGTTAACATAATCTATCAGATATGAACCAGGTTCAATCAGGATGAATTTATCTGTAACAGACTCAGATATTACGGCCAGCTTCAATACTTCAAGAATATCCAACTGGCTACCTTCAGCATCTTTGTATTCAATATGCTCTATAGGCATATCCTTTGTATAATCTATCTGGTCACCAATTGTCACAAAGCGAATATCTTCATGCAGGTATTTAGTACAAGAATCAATAACCTTCAATACCTCTTCTTCCCGGTGTTTCGCTTTAAAAAAGGGAATCACGACGGAATAATAAGGATTTGCATCCTCAGTAATCACATTCTCGGCATCACCTTTAGTTGATATTTCAACTGAAGGTGATGGAACTTGTGATGTGGTATCTGTACTATCAGAGCTATTTTCGGATGCAATATCCAAAGCACCCATATTTTCATTTTCAGGCTGCTCAACTAGAGCAGCCTGTTCTTGTTTATCAGTTTTTTTTGTCATACACCTTCTTCTAATGAGGCGGCAGCTGCCGCTGTTAAACCTAAGTAGCCGTCAATGTCCGGATCACCTGTCTGAGGGATTAAGTTCAGCGGAATACGTCCTAATGGGGTTGTCGGGATTTCAGAAGCAAGTTCAATAACATTCTTGCAAGCTTCCTTATCGTCCTGACCTTCGTCTGAACTAAATACAAGCGGGGTACAAGGTGTACCAGCGATTTTAGCGTCTTCATTACCGCAATTAATAACGATAGAGCCTAGATCTTCATTCACAATAGTATTTCGGCAAGCTGCCATTTCCTTAGTATCACCTGGAGATTCCCATGCTGTATGATGCAAATACCCCTTAGCATCAGCAGATCCGGTCAAAATATCCCAAGATCTAATGGTACTGGATGTACCATATACTGCAATAGGCTTTTTCCCTTCCGCGAATTTAAAAGCAGTCACAGTAATACCATCAGTATCTTTCTCAAAGGTTTTTACATCTTCCCATCGAAAAAGAATCACATAATGTTTTTTGCCCTTCGGACGACCAGCCGAAGAGCTACTTCTTTTTACAGAAACCTTAATTCCGCAACACTATTATAAAATATTTTTTTTAAGTACCTGAGCAACA